GCGGCGCTTGTGGCAGGCGTCCTCGCGCTCTGCCTTGCTCTCGACGACCTGCTCGCCTTCCTTGACGGCGGGAACTCCCTTCTCGGGAAGTTCCTGAGCTTCATCGGCTTTTCTGATAAGCAGATCGACGCCTTCCGAAAGAGCCTGCTGAACTTCTTGCAAGTGCTCGGCGGCATCCCGGAGAAGATCGTCGGGGCGATCCAGTCCGCTTGGGACGGCGTCAAGGATTTCGGCAAGTGGGTCGGCGGCCTCTTTGACGGCGTCGACTTTTCGGGGGTCGGCAAGGCCCTTTCGGTGGGGATCCTGCTGCCGCTGAAGGTGATCGGGAAAGGCATCGTCGCGGTATTCGACGGCCTGGAGGCCTTCTTTACCGATCTGCCAACGAAGATAGCTAAGGGCATCCCCAAGGCGCTATCTTCGCTTTCCGGGCTTTCTGATGAAGTCGGCGCCGCCTTTATCAGGGCCTTCCACTCGGCCATCGATTGGGCGAAGAAGGCGTTTAAGGCGCTTGTTGGTTTGATCGGCAAGTGGGTCGCGAATGCACTCAATATCGGCGGCAAAGTGAAAGGGGTCGTAAGCGGAGCTGTTGATAGCGTTACGGACGGCGTGAAAAACGCCATGGGCGGTATCGCGGACTTTTTATGCTTCGACGCAAAAGGAAAGCCGAAAGAGGCATCAGCTCCGGCGCAGGACCCCAGCGGGAAGCCTGCGCCGGATGGTGGAGCCGCGGACGGCATCAAGGACCGTGTGAAGGGCGTCTTTGGCGGCATCGCGAGCTTCTTCAGGGGTGGCGACGAAGCCAAGGCGCCCGCGGCGGATGCGTGGGACTGGGGCCGATACGCCTCTGCGCCGACTCAGGCGGCGGCGGGGGCTATCGCGGCATCGCAGGCGAAGACCTCGCAGGCTCCGGCCGTGGCGAATCAAATGGAAATGAACGTCGTGAACAACATCCAGACGAACGGCAGTCCGGAAGACGTGGGCAAGGCCGTCGGCGGGGCGATGGACAACGCCCTTAGCCGCCGCAACAGGATGCTGGTCGCGGCGCAGTCCGGCGTGATTTCAAAGTGAGGTGAGGATGGCTGAAGTGTGGGCTGTCATCGATGACAGCGGAAACCCATTCTGCGGATATACGGCGCTCGACGGGTTCGAGGACAACTCGGCCGCCACGGTGCCGACGGAACCGCAGGAAAACGGGGCGCTCTACGCCTACGACAAGGTGCCGAACCCTTCCGAGTGCTCGGTGAGCCTTCTCTTCTCGGGGGACTTCCTCGCGCAGCAGGAGGCCGTGACGAAGCTTGAGGCGTACCGTCTCGGCACGCAGCTCTTCCGCATCCTAACGCCGAGCAAGGTATACTCCCGCATGGCGCTTGTCTCCTACGGCTACTCTCGATCCGCGGTGAATGGCGCGAACGCGCTCGAAATTCACTGCGACTTCCGCGAGATCGTGTCGGCGCAGGTTGGCGGCGCGACGGTCGTCTGGTCTCCGAAGAGCGCGAATGACGCGGGGAAGACTCAGACCGGGAAAGTGCAAGGGAAGGACCGCGAAAGCATACTTGCCGGTATTGTCGAGTGGGCGAAGCGATGATTGAAATCCCTCTTCAGAAACTCCCTCATCAGGAGCTCTCGATCGTGCTCGACGGACAGAACTGCGTGCTCGAGTTGCGGCAGATGGGCTCCTTTCTTTACCTCACGCTGACGGCGGATGAGGTGAAGATCTGCGACTCGCACGTCTGCCAGTCCGGGGAGCCGATCCCGGTGTGGAATACGCCGCGCTTCTCCGGGCGTCTCTTCTTTCAGGACGACAACGGGAAGCTCAAGGAACCGCAGTACGACGGACTCAGCGATCGATACACTCTCTACTACGTGACGGCAGAAGAATGGCAGGAACTTACAACCTAAAGGACATCAGGGTTTCGATCACGCTCGACAAGGGTGGCGCTAATAATCAATTCGTCTTTCAGGGCTTCGCGACGAAGGTCAGCCTCTCGAAGACGGGCGGCGTGGACTTTGCGACGGCTCAGGTCGAGATCTACGGCCTGACGCTTCCGGTCATGGGCCAGCTCACAACGCTCGCCTTCAAACCGCTGGACCGCCTCTGGAACGCAATCGAGATCGCGGCTGGGGAGCGGGGCAGTGACCTCCCGGTGATCTTCCGGGGGTGCGTGACGGTGGCCTATGCGGACCTCAACGGATCGTCCCCGGTGCTCAAGATCGAGGCGCAGGTTGGCGCCTATCCGCTACTCGAGCCGGCATCTACGGTGAGCATCAAGGGCACTCAGGACGCGGCGACCTTCATCCAGTCGCAAAGCGCGCAAGCGGGCTTTGACTTTCAAAATGACGGCGTGAAGGGGACGCTCTCGGACACGACGATCTACGGCGACCCGATCACGAAGATCAGGACGGCTACCAACGCCATCGGGGCGGATGTCATCTTTGATGACGATAAGACGGTTCTGATCCCGAAGGACGGCGTGCGGCGCGCAGAGGGCGGCATCCCGCTCGTCTCAGCGGCGACTGGCATGATCGGGTATCCGGTCTTCACGAGCCAGGGCATCCAGTGCAAGACCTTCTTCCGGCCGGAGCTCCGCGTAGCCGCGGTCGTGAAGGTCGAGTCGATCGTCCCGCACGCGAGCGGAACGTGGAAGATCACGCAGCTCACGCACACCTTGAGCGCGCACAACCCGGGCTCGAGCACGTGGGAAACTTCTTTTGATGGCATGTGGCTGGGGGGCTGATGACTGAAAGAACTCAGCCGCAAGGCGCCTTCGTATCTGGATCTCAGCTGAACGTCCTCGACTTTTTGATTCGGTCGATCGTCAAGGGCATGATAAATACGGCGATTCCGGTGCGAGTTGACGCAATCGAAAGGCCGGGCGATGGATCGGGCGCGGGGTATCTCTCCGCGACGCCTCTCGTGAAAATGCGGAGCGCGTCGGGCGAGGCTCTGGAGCCCGTCTCCATCCCGAAATTGAGATGGTTCCGGCTCCAGCACGGGACGGCGGCCCTCATTTGCGATCCGAAGCCGGGAGATGTCGGGCTGGCGGTCTTCGCGCAACAGGACGTCTCGACGCTCACGGGAGGAACCTCGCCGCAACAGCCGGGGAGCTTCCGATGCTACGACATGAGCGATGGCTTCTACCTCGGTGGCTTCTGGGGACAGACGCCGACGACTTTCGTTCGCATCGAGGACTCGGGAGACATCACGATCACGGCGCCTGAGACGGTCGTCGTGAACACAAATGCCAAGACGATCAACGCGACGTCGTCCTGCGACATAAACACTCAGCAGGCGACGATCAACACTCCCCAGACACACATCACGGGGAACGTGCAGATCGACGGGAACCTCTCCGTGAAGGGGCACATCTCCGGCTTGTCCGGGCTCTCGGTGAGCGGGGGCGGCGGCGCAAGCGTGACGGGTAGCCTCACGACGACCGGGGACGTTACGGCCGGAGGCATCAGCCTGCAAGGGCACGTGCATACCTGCCCAGACGGCGAGACGGGCACGCCTCACTAGGAGAAAGCATGACGCATACGGCCTACACGGCGGAGCTATCAGACGACTGGGATCTCACTCTGGACGGCAACGGGGATCTTTCGATGATCCGGGGCGCGCAGGCGATCTGTCAGAATGTCTGCAACGAAGGACGCCTCTTCTATCATGACGCGGTCTTCCGATGGGATCAGGGTATAAAGTGGTTTGAGGACCAGATCGCCCAGCCGATTCAGGAGGCCGTCACGACCGAGGATCTGCGCACGGCGGCGTCAAGCGTCCCGGGCGTGCTCACGGTGAACTCGGTGACGCTTAAGAAGCTGGATCCGGCGACAAGAACGTTGAGCGCAGAGATCGAAATCACTACAGAAGAGGGCACGAATGGCCGAGCTGAAATTTGATCCACGGTCCGGCGTAGTCGTGCCGACGACCCAAGAGGTCCGCGACGATATCGCGTCTGGCCTGCAGGAGGCTTTCAAGACCAAAGACGGCGATCCCCTGCTGAACGTCGATCCGTCCTCCCCGATGGGGCAGGTCGCGGACATCATCACGACCGAGGCGGCGGCGAAGAACTCCGAAGTGGCCTTTCTGGCGAACCAATTGAACCCGCGCACGGCAACGGGCATCTGGCTCGACGCGCTCGCGGCGCTCTACGGCCTCACGCGGCACGTCTCCGAGCCGACCGTCGTCGTCTGCACCTGCACGGGCCTCCGGGGGACGGTGATCCCATACGGGGCGATCGTGCAGGATACTCAGGGCCATCAGCTCCGGCACAGTGTTGGCGGTGGCGTGACGATCCCGGACTCCGGCTCCGTCGAGACGACCTTTTCGGCCGTCGAGCACGGAGCTATCGAGATCGGACCGGGCACGGTGACGCAGATCGTAACCGTGATAGCGGGCTGGGATAGCGTGACGAACGCCGCCGCGGGCGTCACGGGCCGCGTCGCAGAGCCGGACGGCGAGCTGCTGAATCGCATGATCGAGAGCTATGCAGTCAACGCCAACGGGACCGTAGCGAACGTCCAGGCGAACCTCTCTGAGCTCGACGGCGTCCTCGACTGCGTGGTCCTCGAAAACTACACGAACCAGCCGCAACAGCAGTACGGCATCACCTTGACGGCGCACAGCATCGCGGTATGCATCGTGGGCGGCGACGACGAGGCCATCGCCGAGACGATCTTCCAGCGCAAGAGTGCCGGATGCGGGACGGTTGGAACGACGCAGGTGAACTACGTGGACACGGAGCACTTCAACGCCTCATACACGTACAACATCGTGAGGCCGACGGCGGTTGCTCTCAAGATCCAGGTGACCTTCTTCGCCGATAGTATGGACGCTGAGACTCAGTCGAAGGTCAAGAAAGCGCTCATCTCGGACTTCCTCGGCGAGCTCTCGAATCCGCGCGTGAAGCTGGCGACTACGGTCTACGCGAGCCGCTTCTATCGATGCATCCAGAGCGTCACGGACAGCCCGATCAATCAAATACTCCTCGGACTCAATAACAAGGGGCTGGCGACGTCCATCGATGTGCCCGCGGACGAAAGTCCTACGCTCAGCGAGGAGACCATTTCGCTAGTCTTCGGAGGCCGACATGGCTGATACTCAGACTTGGCAAGACATCCTCGACGTCGATGACGTGCGCGACGAGGCCGACTTCGCGGACATGACGACGGACGCCATTCAGTCTCAGTACGCGCACGCGAAGCGCATCCGGGGCATCGCGGAGAAGGTCCGGAAGGAGATCGACGCGACACACGATATGGTGGATTTGCGCGGCATGGTCGCGGATATGCAGACCGCGCAGGGCGTCTATCTTGATTGGTGGGGTCAGCGCGTCGGCGTGGACCGGCTTCTGAAAGTCAAGGGCGAGTGGTGCCGCTTCGATGATGATTACTACCGCTTTCTGCTCCTCTATCGAGCGCGATGCAACCTCGCCAACGCAACGGTCTCGACGATGAACAACATGCTGTCGCAACTGACAGATACTCGGGTATTCGTAGTCGACTATCAGAACATGTCGATTCAAAGCATCGTCGTTATCGGCGCCATCAGCGATCTCCAAGCGCAGATCCTTCAAACCTACGGACTGCTGAACCGGCCCGCTGGCGTGCTGACGAACTTTCTTATCATTTACCCGGACGAGAAGATCTTCGGCTTCGCCGGGCAGGATCTGCAACCCTTTGACTTTGGGATATTTAACCCCGGGCGAACGATTGAAACGTGATTCACTCAGCGCGAAGCCACGTAGCGAGAAAAAAGCAAACCCCGCAAGGTTCGCGGCCTTAGCGGGGTTTTTCTTGACCACCTTCTGGACAGGTGCTCAATGGAACCAATTTTAGAGCTAGTGAGGGCCCACTATATGGCTCAAGAACTACCTTTCTCGATATACGTTATCGCTTATGCGGTGGCGATCTTGGTAACCGCAAAGGCGGTTAGGGCTATCAAAGAGCTTTGGAAAAAGTAAACCCCACAGGTGTAGCGGCCTGCGGGGTTGTTTGTACCTCAACTCACCTGAGGACATATGGATATTTTACCTTCATTTGACTTGGTGAGACTTATGACGACGCCTGATCTTCCGCTCTACGGTCAGCTTTTCGCCTATGGCATCGGGCTTGCCGGAATCGGTATCGGCCTCAAACAAATAGTCGGAGCTATCTCGCAGATTCTTGAGTGGTTTCGGAAATAGCAAACCCCGCTGACGTGCAGGCCAAGCGGGGCTTTTATTGATCACCTTCACTGCGGGCGATCCATAGAAACAATTTTACTTCAGGTAATTGGCGTGCTGATTTTGTGCGGCATTGCCGGTTTTACGGCTTTGACTGCTGGTCTTGCCGTTCTCGTTTGGAAGAGAGTGTTCAAAGAATGAGCAAATATCCACCTCATCTTTTGTCGTGCCCAATTGCCCAAAACGGCGACAAGGCCGCAGTCCCTGTGACGGCTCAGGAAGCCGGTGCGGGGCGACTCAGTCAAGAAGAAGGCTGGGGGGCATGGAACTCCCGCCCTATCGGTGAGGGCGGCATCCCGCCGAAACGCGAAGACTTTAACTCCGTACTGAATTTGCTTTCGTCCTTTTTGGTTTACTACCAGCAAGGCGGGGTCATGAAGTACTCCGCCTCACTTGACTATGAGCCGGGCAATGAAATCTTCTCCGCCACGGGTACGAAGTACCGGTGCCTCGTAGCGAACGGCCCCAACACCGCAAAGGGTGTAGTCGCTCCCGGATCGGATAAGACTGTATGGAAGAACCTTGATGCGCCATCCGTTATCGCCGGTCAGATCACGCCTTTCTACAACTGTCGGCTCGGCGGCTCTGACGGTCGCCGCCTGATCCCGTGGGGCGAGAGCGTCGCCGACGAGCGTTACGTACTTTGCGACGGCGGTACGGATGGCTTGGGCGGGAACGTCCCGAACCTGATGGATAAGTTCCTCCTGCCGAGCACGGTCGCGCAGGCCGGTCAGACGGGAGGGAGCCTCAACCTCTCGATCCCGGGCGTGACCGTCAATGGCACGGTCGGGGAGACGGTCCTTACGGTCGATCAGATCCCGTCGCACACGCACACGGGAAGCACCAGCACGGCGGGCTATCACACGCACACGCGCGGCTCGATGAACATCACGGGCTTCTTTGGTGCGGACGATAGGGCGGCATGGCTTACTAACGGGGCTTTTTATGCAAATAACGATGCGTCTCAGAACACCTCAGCCGAAGGCGGCGATGGTAGCCCGTGGTGGCGAATCCTCTTTGATGCTTCCCGAACTTGGAGCGGCAGCACGTCTGAGAGCGGCTCGCACTCTCACTCGGTCACGATGGGCTCAACTGGCGGCGGGCGGGGGCATACGCACACCATCACGTCGTCTTCGGAAGCTCAGCAGATCGCGCTCGACAGGCCGCCTTTCTACCGACTGGCCTACTTTGTGAAGCTACCCGAATAAAGTGCTTTGGGGTTCCATAGTGCCGCGCGCGTGCTCATGAGGACCTAAGAGGTTATAAATGCCTTCTACTTTTGATTTTCACTACGTCTACACGCCGACCGGAAGCATCTCCGGCCCGTCCGTACTGACTCAGACCGAGGACGCTATCAACGACCTCGGCGAGTACATGTCGCAGAGCACGACGAATGTCGATGAGGCACTGCGGCAAGCTAAGCAGGCCGTCAGTACGGCGAATACGGCTCAGCAAAATGCGGCCGAGGCGCTCTCTACTGCGAATTCTGCGCTTGGTAGCGTCAATACCTTAACCATCGCCGTCAATTCGTTGGATGGGCGCATCAAAAAGGCTGAGAGCAACGCGGCTAATGCCGTCACTGCGGCGACTGAGGCATCTAATAATGCCTCTCAGGCAGTCACAACGGCCAATTCTGCGCTTAATACGGCTCAGCAGGCCGTCACGACGGCCAATGCCGCGAAGACGACGGCTCAGAATGCAAGCACTGCGGCTACTCAGGCCGTGGGCACGGCCGGCGCGGCGAATGCGACGGCGGAAGAGGCGAAGAAGATTGCTCAGCAGGCCGTTACCGACACCGACGGCATCCTCGAAGAAATCAATCAGAACATGGCCGTGATTACCCAAAAGGTAACCGAGGCCACGACTCAAGCGCAGAACGCGCAGAGCTTCGCCAGCCAAGCGAACAGCGCGCAGGGCCTCGCTCAGCAGTGGGCGACGAAGACCGACGGCATGGTGCACGGGGAGGACTACTCCTCTAAGTACTACGCGCAGCAGGCGCAGACGTCGGCCACTTCCGCATCCGGCTCTGCTACAGCTGCCGCCGAGTCTCAGACCGCGGCCGCTTCAAGCGCGACGAGTGCGAAAGGATCGGCCACAGCGGCGTCAAAATCGGCCTCTGCCGCGTCCAGCTCTGCAACGGCGGCGCAAAGCTCTGCAACTGCCGCGCAGAACGCACAGACGGCGGCGGAGACGGCGAGGGATCAGGCTCAGGATGCGGCGGCGAAGAATACGTACGCCGTGCTGTACGACGCGCAGACCCTGAGCACTCAGCAGCAGACGCAAGTGCGGACGAACATCAACGCGCTGGGGAAGACAGAGAAGGCGGCTTCAGCGGCGGTCGCAGACTCAGTTGATTGGAAGAACGTTTCCGGGAGGCCGGATCTATCTGCAGTAATTCCGCCCGGCACCATCATCCACTACGCCGGGCGCACGGTCCCGAGCGGCTGGCTCATCTGCAACGGCGCGAACGTGAGCCGCCAGGACTACGCGGCCCTTTTCGCGGCTATCGGTACGATCTACGGTACCGGCGACGGGTCGACAACCTTTGGCCTGCCGAATTTGGACGGTCGCTTCCTCGAGGGCACGACATCGGCTTCTTCGGTCGGCACTTACTACTCAGCGGGGTTACCGAACATCACGGGGTCTTTCACCTCTCACGGCAATACTGGCTCGATGCAGACCACTGGGCCCTTTACGAACGGGGGAACCGGGGTCCATTCGAATAGCGGCGGCGCATCGGATGGAAGACACGTTTACATGGACGCTAACAGGTGTTCATATGTATACGGAGAGACCGGAACAGTTCAACCAGCGGCGCTGCTGACGCTAGTCCTCATTAAAACTTGATCAGGACTAAAGCCGACATCGCCGGGGGCTTAACCGTTGAGCTATTGCCGTACACGCCGGAACTCCTTCCGCTTTCTGCGGGCCAGTTGCCGGGCCTGCATCAGAGAGACCTCGGGCCATCGTCCGAGGCTCAGATCAGTAGCCCTGCCTCCGTAGGAAATGCGGAGACACCAACTTTTGACCCCCGAGGGGTGAACCCGAAGAGTGAGGCCGTGGCTATCTGTCACGGTGTAACGCTTTTCACGCGGTCGCAAGGCCGCAATTTTTCTTGTAGAGAGGTTTTTCGACATGAAGCCCAATGAGATCAAAGAAATCCCCCACGTCGATGAGGACGGTTACTTCGATGGCATGGTGGCCTGCATGGCCGACGCGAAGGGCTCGCTGATGCTCGGCGCGGACTGCTATGACATCGCCGCCCCCGAAGACGATGGGAAGCACTTTTTCAAGCTGTCTGCCGACAAAAATGGCTGGGTGGCGGAAGCTATTCCGCAAACGGTCGAGGAATGCGTCGGCATCGTGCTCGATCATCACAAACAGACGGAAAGAATTCACAAACTCCGCACAGTTTTCGACGAGCTCACGAAGAACTCGACGACCTATCGCCTTGTCCAAGACCCGGAAACGAATGCCCGCTCGATCGAAAAGATTCCGGAAAAGACTGTTGAGGAAGTGCGCACCGAGAAGAAGCGGGCCCTCGACTCTGCCTTTGCGTCTTGGTATGAGGACGGCGCGACACTAAAGTCTTCTCTGGGCTTCGAAGCGGACTCGGACTCCCGTGCCATGCAGGACGTGAACGTCCTAGTAACGGCCGCCGAGGCACAGGCAACCTTCGCCGCCGATGGCCTTATCTTCATGGATGCGAAAAACGTCGGTCACGAAGTCACGCTTGATCAGCTCAAGACGCTTCAGCTTGAGATCATCGCGTCCGAAAACGCCGCCTATCAGGAAAAGTGGAAGCTCCGTGACGCCATTGAAGCGGCGACGACGAAGGAAGAGCTCGACGCGATCGAGATCGTCTTCCAGCCCCTTGACTTCTCGAAGGCCGCATGAGTTGGGCCTACTGGAAACAGGTGTTGATCTCAATTGATCAACTCCTGAACGCAATTTTTCGCGGCTATGCCGACGAAACTCTTTCTTCACGCGCTTGGCGGCACTCCTCTTGCTATCTGCCTTATCCAGCCCGCCATCGCGCGGGCTTTTTTTATGGGTGAATTGATGCTCTATGTGAAATGGGTTTGTCTGTTGCCGCTGAGTTTCGTCATGGCGGTTGTCGGGAGGGTGCTCGCGCCGATCCTGCCGTTCTTCGCGAAGTCAGACGGCTATCTGCCCTCATGGCTTTCGTGGTTTCAGACGCCTGACAACCCTCTTGATGGCGACAAAGGCCATTGGGAGCGCTGGCCGGGCGTCTCGGCGTGGGCCACCTACAGACGACGGGTTGCGTGGCTTCTCCGGAACGTCTGCTACGGCTTCGATATCTCGGTGCTCGGGCAGAAGACTAAGCCGGGAGACTGGCTCGACATGGACGGGCAGGAAGGCGTGTCCGATCAGCCTTACGGAAAGCCCGGCTACTGGCTTAAGCGCGTCTATCGCGGCGAAAAGCTGGCCTGCTGGCACCTCTATGTCATCCGGCAGTGGAGCTTACTGCCGTCGAAGTGCCTGCGCATTTCAATGGGATGGAAGCTCTTCAGCTTTGACGGCTTGAAAGAGGAGACGCATCAGCTCACCTGCTATTGCAACCCCTTCAAAAGTTTTGTTCAAAAGTAAGGAGGTCACTATGACCAAGGAAGAAGTTATTGCACAGCTCAAGAGCCTCGGCATCGACGTGTCCGGGCTGAAGGACGAAGCGCTCGAAAAGGCGCAGGCATGGCTCGACGCGCAGAAGGCTCAGCTCGACACCGAGACGCGCCGCAAGGTGCGCGCTTTCTGGATCGGCGTCACTGCCGTGGGCATTGTCCTCGGCATCGCCGCAGGCTGGTTCGGGCGCTTCATGATCGGGTGACGCCATGCACTCGCTTCTACCGGTTGGGGCGGAGGCGGCGTGGATAAAGATAGGTGCGGTATTGGGGGTGATCTGGGGGGCCACGTTAGAGAGTGTCGCCCCCTTGGTCTATTGGTATCTGGCCTTCATGGCGGCCGACCTTCTCACCGGGATATGGGCCGCCTGCCGGACCGGGACTTTCAGCTCAAAGCGCCTTAGCTTTGGGATGGCGAAGAAGGGACTTGCCTTTTTCATCATCACTCTAGCGCACGGCATCGACGTGAGCTTCTGGTTCGTGCTCCACGACATGCCACTTTTTCAAAGCGTGACGCTCTGCGCCTATGCCTGCGGCGAATTCGGCTCGATCGTCGAAAACATCGAACGGGCGGGTTTCGGAGATGCACTGCCTCCAGTTCTCAAGAAGCTTTTCTTGTCGCTTGAGAAGCGCCTTGAGAATGCCGTGGACTCCAAGCTCGATCAGATCGGGCTTGATGATGAGGAGAAAGACAAGAAGACCAAATAGCAAAAGCCGCTCGGGAGCGAACCGGGCGGCTTTTTTGTTCTTTACGAACTCAACTAACAAGAGGATTGTACCAATGAACATTGAAGAGCGCATAGCTCGCCTGGAAGGTTTTATGAACAAGTTTGAGGAAGAGCGTATTCGAAGTGAAGAGCGAACTCGCATAGAAATCGAACTTGCGGAGGCGCGACTAAAGAAGATGCGTCGCATGTGGGAGTTCTTCAAGGTAGTACTGAGCCCGATCATTGCCGCCGTTGTGACGGCAATGGTCATGCAGTACATACAAAAATGAAAAACAGAATACGCAAAAGCCGCTCGGGGGCTTAGACCGGGCGGCTTTTTTATAGGCATTCAACAGCAAGGTGGCCTATGGAGCAGATTCTATCAGTTTTGGCGGGCGCTCTGTGCCCGGTGATGAGGTGGCTTGCGATGAAGAAAGATTGCGAATTGCCTTGGGTCATCCGTTTGATGCGATGGACAGCCTTGATCTTCGCAATGCTCTATGTCGCGCGTTGCTTCAAGGAATGGTTCTTATGAGCGAAATGAAAAATTACGGTGAATGGCCCGTGGAATGGGCAATCCCCTTTGTGAAGGAGTGGGAGGGCTTCCGCGCGAAGGCGTATCAGTGCACCTCCGGAATCTGGACGCTGGGTTATGGGCACACCGCCGATGTTGAGCCCGATGATGTGGTGACGAACTACGAGGCCGAGGACTGGCTGCGGCAGGATCTCCAGTTCACGGTGGATCGACTTGCGCCTTACATCAATGTGAAGGTTACGAAGGGGCAGTTCATTGCGCTCACGTCTCTTGCCTTCAATATCGGCGTGCGCGGGCTCGTCGGCAAATGCCCGAAGCTCATGCGTGCGCTAAATGCCGGCGAATACGAAGAATGCGCGAAGCAGTTCCTCGACATCACGAATGGCGGCGTGCCCGGCCTCGTTCGCCGGAGAAAAGCGGAGGCGGCGCTCTTTCTAGATTAGCTCTTTCGGACGTTAAGCTTTCATTGCGTAGATGGTTTGAGCCAAGAATCCAGACCGAGATTTTCCCGCCTTTTTGGCAAGAATGTCGAGCCGTCGGAGGGCTCTGGACGGAAGACAAATATTGAGCCGCTCGACTTTGTCGGAAAGTGCTGATAGATCAATATCGATGAGCATCCACATAGCGTCCTTATACACATCATCGCCTCTCAGCCTTTCCGGATCCGTAGGCTTAGGAACGGTACCACCGTCATCTAATACACACTCTAGCCAAAGTGAGGCGGCTTCCTTAGCGTTAGCGCCCAGTTCATCCAAGGAATCGGCTTGAGTGATAGCCCCGGGGAGATCGGGGATTTCAGCGGAAAAAACTCCATCGGTTTCCCATACGGCTACTGGATATCTCATAAATGCTCCGGTTGTATCTGTCAGTTGGCCGAGGAAGGCGCATTCCCTCCCCGGCCAGACCAACTACCGCTTAAGAAGCTTTACTCCGCTCTGTCTTTCAATGCTTCGCAACGTTGCAATTACCAAATCTTTATTTGGATGCGGAATCGTTACGATGCCTTTCTTTACAGGGTGCTTGAAAGCGTGATGGCTTCCGGCAATGCGGTCCAGATACCATCCGTCCTCCTTAAGCTTGCTGATCACTTCGCGCGAAGAAAGCATACGTTCTCTCTTTGTTTGTCGATCAACGTTGTGTATTCTACACAATTAATAGGAAAAAATGCAAATACCAATAAAGCTATTGGCTGCTGTTTTGGTTTTAGGTATGGCCTTCGCCGGCGGCTATCGCTATGCCGCCGCGCTCTACGAAAAGGACGCGGCCGAGCTTCGGGAAGCCGAGGCCGTCGCCCGTGCCGATATGGGGAGAAAGAACTATGCGAAGATGGTTGACGCGATGGACGCTCTTGCCGGTCTACGTGCTGAGCTGTCTAGGGCTCGCGCTGATGCTGACAGCGTGCGCAGGGCCTACGCGGTACGTGAGCGAAGACAAAGCGCCCCTGCCTGCAGTGCTGAGCGAGCCGCAGTCTCCGCGTGCGAAGGACTTCTCAGAGAAAGTGTCGGACTTCTCGCGGAGGGTCGAGGATTACTTCAGGAAACAGCCGGAGTTCACGACGCGGTGACGGCGAACTTCGGTCACAATTAGCAAAAACGATTTCTACCGTATCGAAAGGCAAATTCAATGCTAGAATTGCGACACGTTATAGATCAGACAGGGTTCGATATGGTTGACTACGCCAAGATCGAAAGTGATATTCGACAACGTTTGCGTGAGCTGGATCAAGAGCGAGATCGTTGTCAGCGCATTTTGGATGCATTGAGTGAAAACGGTAGCGTTGCGCTACCTATAGACGCTGCTCCACTCGAAAACAATTTGCATGAAGACGGATCGAAGGCTCTGCCTAACCGGCTAAAGGCTGACTCTTTAGCTATCTTGAGGTCCCTGAATGGGGAGGCGCTCAGTCTTGATGCTCTGGAGCAGGCTTGCAAAAAGCGAGGATTCACTATCAGCAGGAGCTCGCTGATCAATCGTCTAAGCGCGTATAAGCGGGATTACAAATTCGTTGAAATACCGCAACCAGGGCTGTATCAACTGTCGGATCGAGCCATCCAGTTCTTGAACGAGCGCTATCCGGAAAAAGAAAAACCGGAAGAGGTGACTATGACTGAATCGTAAGAACATGAGTAGGTGCCGAGAAGCGCCAACTTCTCGGCACCCAGGACCTAAGCGGGTTTGTTGTCCACTTGGGTAGCATCACAATGCCTAACTATTATACGGTTAGGAGCTACTCTGAGGCTCATGACGGCCCGCAAAGGGTTGATGATGAATAAGAAAACATCATCAAAAGGCCGCCAGATGCCTAATCCTGGCAATCGCCGGTTTCATACCTGGTACCGCCATTACCGAACAGGCAAGATCATGATTGCCTCGGAATATGGCTACAAGGCGTGGCCGTTCTAACTGGTGTAATCGGAGTAGCTTCGGGCTAACAACCCGAAGCTTTTTTATCGCCGCGGATTGCAGTTTACTTGCGGTAGAAATTCCCCGGGCTGACAGTGACTTCTTCATATGAAGGCGGCGCTCAGTCGCGTCGATCGGAAAGCCTCGGGACATCCTTCATCATACCGGGGCTTTTCTTATACCCTTCAAAAGCCCAACGGCAAATGGCGGCCGCGAATTACTACTCCTGCAAAAGCCTCATATTCTCAACAAGGGGATGCAAGCGGCTGACATGTCGCGGCAGGATGCGACATAAAGCCATAAGACTCAACTTGATCCGCTTTTCTACCACGTCCGCGGAAGACACCGACCGACATACACCGCCGAAAACTAAAGCCCAAACTAAAGCCCAACGAACTTTTGATAGGATTTAATCCTCTTTCAAAAGCCCACGTTAGAGAGGAACGGTATGGCTAGAACAGCAAAAGTGTTGAGCGCTGCGGAAGTCCGCATGCTTTCGCAGTCTGCAGGCGAATATACGGTCGGTGGCGTCTCCGGTCTGAGACTGCTGGTTAGAGAGAAACCAAGCGAGAAGGGGGCCTTCTACCGCTCTTGGGTTCTTAGGAAGCAGGGGGCGAAGGGCTTCAAGATCGGCCTGGGGGTCTATCCGACGATCGGACTCAAAGAAGCGCGTGAGCTCGCGGCAGCCGAGATGCAGAAATATCGTGCTGGCGTCGATCTCGTAGCAGAAAGACGCAAGCTCATCGAGGAAGCCAAGGCTAAGAAGGAAGCTGAAAAGCCACTCCCAACGCTAGGCGGTTGCATCGAAGCGTACTTTGATTGGAAGGTCGAGCGCGGTGACTGGAAGAATCAGGAACGAGATAGACGACGCCATGAGCTGACCTTTTACAAGCACGTGCTCCCTCGCGGAGGCGGACTTATCGTCGAGACGGCGACGCCTCAGGACATTGCGGAGATTCTGCGGCCGATCTGGACGGAGTTGCCGGGGACGTGCAAAAAAATACTTCCGCAGCTGAGAGGGTTTTTCTTTTGGGCCGCGACAATTGCGGGCATCAGGCCTGCAGACAAGATCAACCCAGCTGATCAGCGTCTTGTTCGGCCATATCTGCCGTCAGTAAAGGCGCAGAAGAAGGCAACGCATTACGGATTCTTGGAGCCGGATCAGGTGCCGCCATTCGTCGCGGCGGTCAAGGCTTCATGCCCGAACTCTCGCGGATGCCGGGCGTTGCTTCTTTCGATCCTGACATGCGTCAGAAAGGCGAATGCATCGAGAGCCAAGTGGGATCAGATCGACATGGGAAATGCGCTTTGGACGATCCCGGCCGAAGAGATGAAGGTCAGCGGAAACGGGCAGCACATCGTGCCGCTCAGCCGGCAGGCGATGGCGCTTCTGCGGATTCAGAAGGAAGAGGCGGAAATTCTTGCAAGCCCTTACGTCTTCGTTGGCGAGGACGGCAAGAGGTGCATCAGCCCGACGCTTGTCAACGTCGCGATGACACGTCTGCACACCGAGGCTTTTTGTAGAGGAGAGGAGGGGTGGATCGATCGTCGTCAGTCTTCCGAAGCGGGGCGGAAGGTTGTTGCGACGCCGCACGCCGTAGCTCGGGCGAGCTTCGAGACGTGGGCGCACGCCGAGCGGAAGGACGAAAGGACGATTGCCTTGTGCCTTCATCACTCCGTGGACACGAAGTATGGCTCGGCGTATGACCGCGATCAGTCGATAGAGATGAAGAGAGTGCTTTTGCAGGAGTGGGCAGATTTCTGTCTGCCCGATGACTAGGCTGTGCGCCGGTTTCGCAGATTTTCTGCAAAAGCGATGATTTCGCTTTTCGGATAGCGAACGATGCTTGACCCGATGCGAACGGCGGCTGGGAGGTCTTTGCGAGAAGTCTCCCAGCGCTCGAAAGTGCGCTTGCTGATCCCGAGAAGAATCGCCGCTTCCATCTTGGTGATGTAGAGCGCATCTTTAGAAGCGGCGGGAGCTTCCTTTCGGGGGGCGCGTGAGCGCTTGAGGGTGAAATCCATTCTGTACCTCGATCGTCTAAATTCCCAAGATCATTTTCAGGTCGGCCATCGCGTTCGATGCCATTCGGACCGATCCATCTGCGGCGTGCGGATCGAAGGCACGGTTCTTCAGCCGGGCCCGCTCTTCCGAGGCGAGAAGCTGTTCGGCCTTGTCGAGAGCTTTCCGGACGGCGTTGATGAGGCCGCTGACGCGCTCCAGCTTCTCTGCGTTCTCGAGCGCCGGGGCGAGCTTCTGGCGCTTGCGCTTGACGTTGGCGGAGAACGCATCTGCCGTGAATTGGTACGGCTGTTCTCTGCGCTCGAAGTCGCCCTCGAGGCGGGAGTATTCATAAGTCTTAGGCATGGTCATTTAATTCTCAGTCCATAGATTTCCGCGATGGCGTCCCGGTCGTACTTTTCAATCACGTCCGGGAGCCCGTCTTCTTCGAGGCCCTTGCGCACGGCCGCCTCGTACTCCCAACGGTCGCAGAGCGCCATCGCCTCAATCGCGATGTCGAGGCCGACGGCGAAGAGCTGAAGGTCGGCGTTTATGAGCGGCGTTCCTTTCGAGATCGCGGCATAGAGGCGGACGCCCGCCTCTCTGGCGGCTATGAGCCGATCCCGATAGCGATCCCCGTCCTCGATCTTGTCGAGGAGGTTGATGGTCATCATGATCGGGCCGGCGACGGTGTTGACCTCTTCGGTCGTTGCCTCGCCTGCGAAGAGCGCCTTCAGAGCCAGCCGCGGGGCGAGCTCGATGCGAAGGCGCTGCTTTTCGCTGAGGGGCGTTGCCGCTCTCCACCAGGGGAGCTTTTTGGGGAGTTTCGGGGTATAGCGCTTAGTGCGCTTTGGTTTCTGCTTCGGCATTGGCGGGCTCCTTGATGGAGTATCGCTCGAGCGTGCGATTGATCTTGTATTCGATCTTTTGTTCGATAACTGCCCTCATCTCTGGGTGCAGGTCTAGAAGCTCTTCGAGCATAATGAAAGCGTCCGCGATTTCTTCGCACATTAAGTCGAAGCGAACATCCGGGAATCCATCGTGGTGATATTCGGCGCGGAAGTACTGGACGATTGCGGCCGACGCCTCGGCGTATTCTTCCCCGGCATGAAGCACGGCGCGTTCATCTCCGAAGTTCCACGCGATGGCGTCGATGTCTTCTTTTTGTTGATTGGTAAGTTTGATCATGGGTTGATCCATGGTAAAAAGCCCGGCGGGTTAGGCCGGGCGGACGTATGGGGCGCCAGGTACTCTCGCCTACTGCCAGTAATGAATCGCCTATGACTTTTGCGGTTTTGCGGCAGGTTGGGCGCCACCCCGCACGAGCCTCAGGAAGCGGGCTCAAACTTGATCGAGAGCTGGATCTGGTCTTCCATGATCCTGAGCTGTGCTTCAGTGGGCTGCTTCACGCGGCTCCACTGCGAGAGCGTCTTCCCGGCTTGGCTTGCGATAGCTTTCCCCTGCTCATAGATGGCGTAAGCCTTGAGATAGTCCTTCATGCAGGGGATACGGCTCACGAAGTTCTTTGATAGTTCATCTTCCATGCGTGTGAACTCGTCATAGAAAGCGCATTTGAACTCAAGCGCCTTCGGGCCGGTGAAGCCCATGGCGAGAAGGCAGAATCCTTTGCGATCCATGTAGTAAACCGGGGTTTTGCGCTCTGTATTGCCTATGTGCCTGATTTCAAAGGTATCCCCAAAATTGGGGCCACGGAGTTCGGGAGCTTTCTTGAGCAGATCCTCGATGTCTCGTAAGACGTGGTCATGTCTTTTCCCGAAGTACTCCGCGACGGTGCGGCTGGAAACGACGGTGCGGCCGTCGACGATGGTGAGTGCAGTGTGAATATTCATGCGTGTGCTGCCTTTTTGTTGAAGAAAGATTCGAACCGGGCTCGCATGGGTTCGGGAACTTCCCCGAGCTCATGGGCCATATAAAGGTGATAGGCGGCGAGGCCAGCCGTGAGTTGAAACTCTTCGCTGTCTGCGGGGAGCTTCGTCGCAATATCCATGAGGATCGAAAACTCTGTGCCGTTATCCATCGCGGCGAACTCTCGCTCTGAGTTCTCATCGCTGATGAGCCTTGCAAGCGCAAGAGCGAACGCCGTCTGGCGATCATTGAGGTCTTTGGGTTTCAAGGAGAATCTCCAAAAGAAAAGGCCCCGGATTGCTCCGAGGCCTTGAGGTTAGAAAAGTGTGTCAGTTACGCTGCCTGCTGGCTCAGCCAGTGTTTGTAGCAAGGGAGCTCCTTGACGCTGTATCCGATCTTGTCGAGAGAGGACTCAAGGTTCGGCCAGTTGAAGTCGTGAACGGCTTCCCACATGGATGCAGCGTATGGCGAATCGACGCTCCGCAGGAATTCGACGTAGCGTTCAAGGTTTGCTCTGTGCAGGTATCTCCACGTATAGACGAGAGAAAGAAGCTTCTCCATGAAGTCCGCTCTTACGGTGTAGGCCTTCGGCGGAATCGGTTCATCCTTGTAAGTGGTGCTTTCGATGCGCTTGATCTCTTCCTCTTCGTGCTTGAGCCACTCAGCGCGGGTTTTGACGGGCACTGTCTGGATGAAAGCGAGTGCGGCTTCGAAGTCCTTCTTCTGCAGGCAGGTGTACCGCGGGATGCGGAAATGGTCCTTGAGGGCGGAGTAGATCACGCGGAAGTTCTTCGGCGCTCCGGATGCACGGCGTCCGACGGCTTTCTGGATCTCGCGCTGTTGAGCTTCGTCGATGTAGTCGGGGCCGCCCTCGCCTGAGAGCGCCTTTTCCATCCGGTCGAACTCATCGATATAAGCCCACTTGAACTTGTCAGCTTTCTCACCGGTAAAGCCCATAGCGAGGAAGGTGAAGCCTGCTTTCGTGAGGGCATACGCTTTGTACCTGACGATGCCCTTTCCGAGGTTGGAAGGGCGCTCAAGCTCTACGGGGATGAAGTTCCCGCGACGATCTTCCGGCGTGCGCTGGATAATGTCTTCGACGTCGCGAAGGACGTGACGATGATTCTTTTCAAAGACGGCTGAGATGTTCGTCGTAAGGACGGTAGCAAGGCCGTTGCAGACAGTGATAGCGGGCGCAGTGGTGCGCGTTTTGACAGCGTTCATGCTTGTCTCCTTGAGAGGTTTAAGAACCTCGCTCCCACTTTCGACGGTGGTGGGCGAGGCATCGCGGGGTCGAAAACCGATCTCAAGGTATCGGCCACCCGAAGGTGCCCGCGAGCCTCTCCCATAAAGGAGACTTTCACGCAAGTCTGTGATTTTCTCTAGAAGCCCAAAATTGGGCACCTAAGAAAAAAAGCCGCTTCCAACGGTCGGCGGCTTTCTTGCGCCTTGAGATCAGTCGGGTTTCGACGCCCGTCCCCGTCGCTTTCACGGGGCAGGAGAAGTATACCCGATTCTCAGGCGCTGTCATGTCATTTTGATGCCGTCTGCCTAAGCGCGCATCCACGTGGGAGGCGGTTTTCACGTTTTCCATGACGGGCGGCATCAAGATGAAGCCCCTGGGCGGGGCTGAAATCCAAATTAAGTTTGGGGTTTATGATGATTTTTTACTCTTCATTCTGGCGGCTCCTTTTTAGCTGATGACGACGGACTGGCGGTCTTCGAGGGCCGCGCCTGGGATGTCCTCACCGGCCTTGAGGGCCTTCTTGAGGGCAACCTTGTCCGGATCGACCTTGGTCACGACACGCTTGAAGGCGTCCGGAAGCGCGTCGAGGTCGAAGACGTAAACGGCCTGCGTCCGGCTGATGCGGAGGGACGCCATGACGCCCTTGACCTTGCCGCCCATCGCTTCGAGCGCGGGCATCATGTAGGTCTTCAGGCGGCTCGATTTGTTCTCCAGTGCCTTGCGGCGCTTTGCGAGGCGGTCTTCTTCGGCCTTGATGGCTTCGGCCTCGGCTTCGAGCTCGCGCACGTAGCAGGCCGTGGCCTCAAGCTTCTCAGTGGCCGCGCCCTGGTACTCTGCGTAGGCCGCGAGGGCGTCTCCATCGACCTCGCCAGTGTCCGGGTCGGCGTCGAGGCGGTCGAGAAGGTCGCGGAGTGTGCTCGGGATTTCGTAGATTTTCATGATCAAAAAGGTATAAAAAAGCCCCGGTGGTTGGCCGGGGCTTGGGGTTGATTAGAAGGGAACGTCTTCTTCGAGGTGATCCATCGTCTCTTGCTGTTCTTCGGACTTCTTCTTTCCGGAGCCGACGAACTGCATGCTTTCGCAGACGATCTCAGTCACCGTCCTATCGAAGCCCTCGTTGTCCTTGTACTTGCGGGTGCGGAGCCGCCCTTCGAAGAGGGCGCTCGAGCCCTTCTTGAGGTACTGCTGAGCAAGTTCGGCGGTGCGTCCGTAAACCGCGATGGAATGCCATTGCGTTTCGGTCGTGGCTTCGCCGTCGCGGTTCTTGTAGCGGCGGGACGTTGCCACGCGGATGACGCCGTAGGCGTTGCCGTTGCTCTCCCTGATGTCGGGGTCGGCCCCGAGGTTGCCGAGGATGATGACTTTGTTGAGTGAAGCCATTCGTTGTTCTCCTTAGAACGGTGTTGGTGAGTTGTCTGCTTCTGCGGCCGCCTGCTTGCACTTCTCATGGAAGCCCGAGTCAACCAGTTGCTTCCTCTCGTGCTTCGTCAGCTTGCTCGAGAACCACTCCTTGTAAGGCTCGGTTCCTCTGCTTGCCGCCTCAGACGCTGCGGCCTCAAGCGCTGCGGTATCGGGATAGGTTCCTTCGATCGGTTCCTGAGCCGGGGCGGGAGCCGCCTGCGGAGCGGGACTTGCGGCGGGCTTTGCGGGAGCCTTCTGGGCGGTCTTCTGGTTGCTCCTGCCCTTCGGCTGAGACTTCTGCTTGCCGTCGTCGAGGTCGTTGCCGTCGTTGTCGTCGTCAGCCGCGATCCCGAGGAAGGTCGAAAGGCTGTAGCGGCAGGCGTAGGTGCGCGTCGCGCCGATACCCTGAGCGGAAGAGGAAGAGGAGCCCGGGCGCACGACGGGCATCGTCAGCACGCCGGAGGAGAGGACTTCGCCGGTCTTGTATCCGAGGACTGTCTCGACGCTGACGTTCACGCCGTCGCTTGTGACCTTCTGGAAGAGATAAATGCCGTGCGCATTGAGGGCCGGGCGAACGGCCGCAAGGATTTCGGCCAAGTCGGCGTACATGCCGTAGGCGGCCTTTTTAGTTTTGTTCGGCGCTTTGAATTCGGCCTGAGCGGCCGCAAGCGCCTCGAAAATGGAGGCGTGTTCAGTGTTGTCGTTCATGTATGATTCTCCGCAGGGTTAAAAGAAAAAGACTTCGCCGAAATCGTTCAGTTCCTCGGCGTTGTCTTCGTCTTGACCAGAGGTGTGGGCCGAAGCACGTTCTGCTTCCCACACCTCTTTTGCTTTCTGCTCGTCGTCCGGATCGAAGAAGTCCGGAGAGAGCGAGAGGAGGTAGCTTTCGCCCTTCTGGGGGGCGAAGTCGCTAGCGGTAGCGGTAGCGGTTGCGTTCATTTGAACCACCTTTCTAGAAGGTATTTCAGGAAAGCAAAAAGCCCGCCTTGAGAGACGGGCCTTGCGGGTATTCTGTGAGGGTGAGCTGGGATCATGCTGCGCTCTCCTTGTATCCGAGGATGCGCTGCGACTCGAGCGCTACGGACTTGCAAAACGCTGCTAGCGTCTCGATGCATTCCGATTCCTTTTGCGGATCGAGGCCAAAGCACGCGCCTAAGGCGATTATGTGCACCAGGCTCAGATCATCGCCGAGTCTCCTTTCGATCTCTCTTGAGACTTCCTTCCAATCCATGTAGAGGCAGGGGGCTCCCCAACAGTTGTAAAGCAACTTGTTCCGCAAGTCCGAAACAAGCTCGCGGGCCGTTTCTGTATCGGTAAGCATGTGTGCTCCTTAGCGCGCAGCGCAGTAGGCGATGAATCGCCAAAAAAGTTCATTGAGCCCGAAGAGGATGACCGCACTGACGATGCCGATCGGGATTGCGGCAAGCTGCGCGCGGCGCTCGGCGTTCAGTTCGCTGCGGCTGAAGCCTTTCGCGGGTCGCCCGGTAAGGGCGTCCAGTACAAACTCTGAAAACATGTTCATTTGCGGCCCCGAATCATGTTTGCAAGAGCGGCTCCGGCGGCGAAGTGAAACCCCGCTTTATCCTCAATGTCTTCGTCGATTTCTAGTAGCTGGACGTGGTATTCGCGCATAAATGTGTTGAGTGCCTCGTCCGACATGGAGTCAAAAGCACGGATCACGCTCCGGAATCCGTATCGTGCGTCCCACATCTGGGCGCTGGTGAACTTCCGGAAATCGACCGTAACTTGATATGAGCTCATTTCGCTTCTCGCAAAAGAAAAGCCCCGGCGCTTTTCGGCGTCGAGGCTCTATGAGGTTGGGGCTCCTTCGGAGTAAGGTAGAGAAGTCCGGTGACAAGGACGTTCTTTAACCCAAACTCCGAAGGAGGAAACTCATGGAAGAAAAAGAGTTTTTCACCCGAGAACAGGCGGCAATGCTCATTTCTCAGCTCATTCAACATGGCGCGATTGCCTTTCCGATAAGCCGCGAACAGTTAGCCTGGCTCACCAACGACGAGCGCATCGAACGCCTCGACGCTATCGGCGAGACATTGCTTGCCCTGCTTCGTCAGATGACTGGGAAGCCGGATCTCAAGCCATCTGAATCCGAAGGATTGCTCAGAGAGGTGAAGCGCCTTGAAGAGGATCCTGATCGTCCGAATCCTCCGGATGAGGAGAATCCTTTCTAAGCACAGCGGCGCGTTCGCGCCGCGCTTCCGCCAAGGCGTAGCAGGTTTCAGAGGCGGCGACTAAGTCTTTAAAGGCTTCAGTCGCCGTCATCCCTCTGCTGAGGATGGCGGGATAGTTGTCGATAACGATCTGCAGGAAGTAGAAAAAGTTGACTTCTTGACGTTTCATGATGAATCCTCTTGGATGGATTGCGGAGTTAGGTCAGTCAAAGAGCTTTCCGGAGAAAGTGCTTTGATTGGCCTCCCGGAGCGTGCCTTGCATGGGGCGCGGCATTCTTGGAATAAATGCCGGGGAGGCGGCTTGAATCCTACGGATATGAAAAAGCCCGCACTGGGCGGGCTTTCCTATCGTCTGTGGTGTGGGGTCAGCTGTTGTCCTTCTCGTTCTTATGCGACCACCATTTAGGCATGAAGGATCCGATGAAAGATGCCGTTGGAATCGCTAAAAAAGCAATGACTTCGGCGACAGGCTTGTCCGTGAGGGCGCAGTAGAACGCGCATGCGACACATGCCGCAGTGATGATGAGGCCGCATATTTGTCCTCTCGTTGTCGCGCGGATGTTTTCCTCCGAATCTTTGCATGCTCGGCCGGTGATTTCCTTCTTCCGTGCGTCGTTTTCGGCGATGGCCTGCAGCCTGGCTGCTTGCTCTCGCTCAGCCATCTCTACGATTCGATTAGCCAAGCCAGGGCATACCTTGTCGTACTGAGACAAAATATTCGGGTGAGGCAACGGGCCCTCGAAGTGTTCGCTCCTTGAAGCGGACAGAACGACATTTGTCTGATTGACGACGCCTGCCTTGGCGGTAGTTTCACTTGCCGGCGCGCGATTGGCTTTCCTTCTGGACACGGTGCAAAGCCTTTTCGAAGTCGCTTCGAATATTCGCCATATCGGCACTCTTGCCGATATAGGAATTTTCGAGAATGGAGTCGTCGAAGCGGGTTGTGACGCGCTTCGGAGTAAATGCCTTGAACGGAGCAGTCAGTCCGTCAAGGAGGCCGCGCCGGAAGTACCCGGACTTCGAGGCGGCAGCAGTGGCGGTGTTCATAGACGTTCTCCCATAGGGCCCCCATCATACTCGACGGTGGGGGCGTTGTCAGGCCTCAGCCACGATTGAGCCCAGTGAGGGACAATTTCCGTAGTGAAAAAGGCCCATCTCAGCCCCGCTCTTGAGAATGGGCTGAAGTTGGCCGGCTTCCTCCCAGCGTGAGAAGATGAACTGTCGGAGTGCAATTCGACATTCATCAACTCACGCAAGGAAAGAAACATGAAACTGGGATCCTTAACTTTTAAGGACAACTACGGGAAGACTTATCCATTCGGCGTTTACTCGAAAAACACCAGATTTAAAGCAGTGGTTGCCATCTATGCGTTCCTGACCACGGATAACCACGTACTCTATATCGGGCAAACGACCGATCTCAGCACACGATTTAACGATCATCACAAGTGGAACGAGGCCTCCAGACTTGGATTCGAGAAGATAGCCGTCTGCACGCAAGTCACTCTTCTGATGCTCGACGTTGTAGAGCGTCGCTTGATTGAGCACTATCGTCCTCGGTGCAACGAACTGCTTCGCCCATGATCGGATAGCAAACCGCATCGAATGCGGCATAGGCGGCCGCCAGCGCATAGATGATCCGAGCATCTTCTTCTGTGATCGGTGTAACGATAAGGCGGCCGTCTTCGATGTCTACCTTCATAAATCCTCCTAAAAATAGCCCACAGAAGCGCTCTCAGAAGAAAGCGCTTCTGTGGGCCCTCTCCCTCGCCGATGGTCTGAACCAACTCCCGGCGGGGGAGATTCACTGCTCGGGGCTGCCTATGTGCGCTCTTACTCGCTCGGCGGGAGGTACTAACTCCGCGCCTTGAAGGCTTTCCTTCGCCCGTCTGACTAATCATCATCCGGTGCACCTCTCCGCCTTTCGGGCGGGGGTGGAATTGTTGGATTCAAGTAATGCTTGAATCCGTTAAGGCAGTACTTTAAAGCGGCGGCTCAAAAAAGTCAAGTAGCAACTTAAAGTGCTACTTGACTCTATGCGGATTAAGTTTTAGCTTGGATCAAAAAAGACGCTTACCTTGCCACGCCCACAGGGCCAGGCCACAAACCTCAAACTTCAAACTCTCATCTTGCGGGTCGAATTCTTGCGGTTTGTAGAACTGGTTGTCGCTGATCATCATCAGTCTGGAGCCGAGAATCCTTTGAAACCGTTTGATGTAGAAGCCATCGTCACAAGTCACGGCAAAGATGCCCTCTCGGTTGATGCGGTTTACACCTCGATCGACAAGAACGATGTCTGAGTTGCGTAACGTCGGCTCCATGCTGTCGCCTGACACGTGCACCATAGCGAGGTTCCGAGCGGCCGATAGGCATGTCAGATTCTCAGTTACCAATACAGGGTCGAGCTCTAGAAGTCGGGCGACTATAGGCGCATCAACCCAAGAACCGTTGCCTCCGCCATTAAATCCCGCTGAATGGGCGATGTTCACTAAGGGGACGATGATGCCTCCCGTCTCGCTCCCCATTGCCTTGATCTCTCCCTCACCAAAGGCTAACCATTGGAGCGAAACGCCCAGCAGCTCTGCCAAGCGTTCGATACGCTCGGCTTTTGGAATTGAGCCTTCCGCCCAGCCATAGACGGATTGAAGTGACTACTCCCCGTCCAATTCTTCGAATTGGGCGAGGCTTCTCGCTTCTTCGGT